TTTATTATAAGCCTTTATCCAAGTGGCATTGTCCATATACCACCCTCCGCCGTAGGTCTGGTTATACCAGCCATGCGCTCCAGTAGTGCGCACCCAGCCCTCGGCCATGATATCGCCGACAACATGCAGTTTATATGCTGGGGTTGTTGTGCCGATGCCGACGTTGCCCGATTGAGCAAGCGAGAGCATACCTCCGGCGCTCCTGAGGCTCGTGCCGTAGTATCCGCTGAGCATCACATGCCAGCCCTCCATGATGGACAGGCGCAGGCCGTACCACGGGCACTCATTAGACTGGTCGGAGATATTGCAGCCGATTTTTGCGTGCTGCCCTGTAAGGTTAATATTGCCGCTTATGTCCCCCGTACCGTCAAAACTATTACCCCACAGGCTGCGCGCTGTCTGCAACTTAGTCGCCGAGGCGACGTTGGATGTTGTAAAGGCCAATCGCTTCCAATCGCTCCATTTTCCACCGCCGCCACTCCACCAGCGCTGGCGAATATACGGCTCTGAAAAATCTGACCGGAATCCAATCTGTACGTTGGACGCACCATTGGACATGTTGAAAATGCCGCCATAAGAAAAGGGGTGGATTGACGAACTCCAACCACTTACGCTATCGTTGATGTAGATAAAGCCACTGTATGAGTTGCTATCCGCAAATGAGCCAATGTCGAGATTGGCACCCAACACGCGGTAAAGGCTCGTGGCATGATGACCATCTATCAAGTCCGCATCCAGCCCGCTTCCGGAGCCGTCGTTGCCCGCATGCCAAAGCGTATTGCCTTGAAAATGTGGAGTGCCGTTGTCTTTGATGCCGAGATATTTTGCAGATGGCGAATTGTAGATGTATGCGCCGTGAGTAGTATTCCACCCGAGAGCGTTTTTTGCGACGCCGCCTGAATAGATATACATAAACACTTCCTTGTTGGCAGTATTACTATCAAGCATTAAACACGGCTGTGTATCGGTTTTAATTTTAAGGAGCCCCGTCATGGTATCCCCCGCCTTGTTTACGGCATTGGCAAAGGCGCGGATGGCCTCGCCGCTGTACACACGCATAGCTCCGTTGTTGGCACTCTCAAAACCCACTACATGCGTCAGGTCGCTGCCCCAAACCCATTGCAGGGTCGGTGCGCCATAGCCGCATTGGATGTAATTGCCGTGGACGTAGCGGGCATCCAGCACCGAGGCGTAGTTGTTGGTGTCGAGCAACAACTGCCACGGACGTTTGTCTGTATTCCATCCCGAGCGGTAATAGATGCCCTTGCCATTCTGCGTGCCGTCGGAGGAGTGGTGGTTGACGTACATATCAAACCGTGTCGAGTCACCTGCAAAGGATATTGCCTCGCCATAGTTATATACACCACTGAGACCGTCTGGCAGTGCGTTATGGTATGATTTGAGACCTATCTGAGACCATAGCGTGTTATCCGCGTCGGTGGTGGTGCTACCACGGTAACGCAGATATGCAAGCTCATCGCCCACCGAGCCATCGGCCCGGAGTATCTGCGACGAGGTGCCGCCGGCAACCACGAAAGCAAGGGCCTTTATAGATTTATACGAGGCAAATCCGCTCGCGCTGCCATCCACAAAATGTATATGCCCGTTGGCGTCCATCACGGCCTTTGTCCACCGCGTGCCCGCCACGTGCCACATGTAATGCGGGTGATTATCAAAGGCATCGAAAGCCCCGTTTACATACAGCCTACGGTTAACGGCGGTTTCGGCAGCAGTGAAGGTCTTTTTGCCCGGTATCTCCTGCTCGGTATCAAGGGTTACCGCATAGTCGCCCACATTGGCTGCTGTTAGAGCAAGAGAGTTGTTGATATAGACGGCCCCGCCAAGCTTGTTGAGATGGAGCACGCCAAGGACCTGAGCATAACCGTTTGAGCTATGGCCGCTCTGTATGAGAGCCTGCCGCTCGTTTACAACGCCGCCGACATAAAAGTTTAGGACATTGTTATTGTTTACAAGGCTGAGACTATAGTTGTTAACCCAACTGTCACTACTGTTGGCGACAGCCGTAAGACTTGCAACCGTATGTGCGTTGCTCTTGCGGTTTTGCTGGTTTTTGAGGTAAGCATTATCAGCCAGAGCATACGCCGAGAGGTCAGCCGCCTTAAGATACCCCTGCGCCTGCACCCACTGCTGCGTGGCATACCCCTGCTCGGTAAGGTAGTCGCGCACCGCATCGAGGTCGACACCTCCGCCCGTGGTGGTTCCGGCCCCGGGATTGTTGCCGAGACACGATATATACTGATTGCTGTAAATCGCGTATTTGGCGCGTATGCGATAGCCCCCGTTGCCATCTGATTCCTTGGCAAACAGATCATCAAACGTTGCTTTGTCGAGCTTTTGGCCTATCGCCGTATTGAGCGACGACACAGCCGAGTTAAGCGCCGAGTTGGTTGCATAGTCACCGATAGGCTGATACAGCTGCGATGCCTCAGTCTTTGTCAGATAAGCCGCCAGCGACTGGTGCTCCGTTAAATAACCCTGCTGCTGCACCCACGTACGGGTAGCATACTCCGCCAGCGACGGGATATCCGACGTTTTGGCATAATGGTTATTGCTCAAATACGTAGCCAGCGCAGTAGTATCCAAGCCCACAATATCGCTCAGATTGGCGAGTGTCCACTGCGCCTCTCCTGCGCGACGTATCAGTACCTTATCCGCCGCCGTAGCCGAATCAGCAAGTTCGGTTACGTTATTTAATCCGCCGAGTGTAGTAGCTCCCGCGGCTATCGTTCCGGCGCCGGGATTTTTGCCCAGGACTGAACCCCAGCCTTTTCCATAGAAGTTGTACTTAGTGTAAATGACATTGGGGTCATCAGGGTCGAACTCCCACATGCGTCCGAGCTTCCCGAGGCCATCAAGCATGAGCTGCTGTGTTCGCTGGTATGCCTGAACGACATTCTGGGTAAGCTGATTGAGCTGGGTAAGTATGTCAATATTGGAGTTGGCGTTCACCACCTCCTCTTTCAGTGTTTCAGAGTTGCCTTTTACTTTCTCGCTGCCGATGGTGATTTCCTGCTCTGAGGGAATATCAAGCTTGCGCACGAGCTTTATAACGCGTGTCTCGTAGGAGTAATCCCCATTGACATAAAGCACCTTCTGACCTATGGAAAGCCCGGGGTCGGAATCGGCGAATGCCACGGGATTGCTTTTGATCGTATAGTTGTTGAGGTCGGAGGTGTAGCGGTCGGAAATCTCTTTAAGCGCAGCCTCTTTAAGTTCTGTGTAAGCGGTAGCCACATATTCCTGCGGCATACGGATGTTGAAGAGAATCACTTCATCGCCCGTGGCGGGGACTATACCCGTCTGCATAGGGATGATGAGGCCGTTTTCTTCAATGAATTTTATCTCGTAATCTCCGGCCTTGACATAGAAGTCCTGTCCGTCGGAGTTATGGAGGTTTTCGGCTTTGGGATGGTAGATAAGCTCAAATTCGCGGCCCGTCAGAGCGCCCGACTTGAAATGCACAGACAGAGCCTTGCCCGATATGAGCATGCCCGTCGGGTTGTCCTTGCTATAGGTCGAATCATTCAGGGTGAATCCGGGAAGCTGGAAATACCATATCGTATACATGTCATATACGGCATTTCCTGAACTGTCGGTGCCAACCTGTACCTTGTTGCCGTCGGTATCGAGGCGGTACATAAGACGGGGGCGCAAATCAGCCACAGTCAGGCCGGAGTGGGGATAGATATCATCAAAGGTGAGTATCTTGGGGAATACCGGGGTCCCGCTTGCACGGGGAATGTCTATGTAACCACCCGGATATACAGCAGGGTCGAGTGTGAGGCGCTTGTTTACGAGGCCGTTCACATTCGCCCCCTGATAGTCTTGCGTTATATTGCGCGTAGAGCCGAAGATATAGAAGCGGTTATAATAACCCACTTTATTACGGGTGACAGAGGGCACACCTACGTTGGAATCCACCTGTAGTGTCACGGCTGTGCCATGCTGCGCCTTGCCGAGATAGAGCGTATTGGTGGACTTGTCGGCTCGCCATTCGGTATCATACCCTCCCGCTATCTGGCCGAGACCACTCAGGATATCGGCCGAGGAAAAGGAAAGGGTTATGGTGGTGGCTATGATATCACCCGCTATCTCGTATGTCCATGTCTCGCCAGTCTCATTCTTTATTGCCTTACATACCGAGGCCATGAAGTTCGACGGAGTATCGGTAAGAGTCCAGTCGGGTTCTCGGGCTGTTATAGCATTGTCAGCTCCATAGGTATAATGGAAAAACGGCACCTTACCCCAGCCCATCACATGGCTCTGGAACTTGGGACGGTAAGACCATTCGGCCTCGTCTTTCTGTTCCGGCTCGTACGGGTCGAGCAGCGTCAGCTTCTCGCCGCCAAGCATGATATAGGAGCCGGCCGGAAGGGTGGTGCCGCTGTCGGACTGCCATGCGAGCTGCGCATAGTCCTGCGACATCAGTTCCTCCACGCGCTCGGCATCGCTGCCCGTCAGCGGCGAAAGTATCACATTTCCGGTGCTGTCGTAGATGTTTATCATGTCCGCTAAAATAACTTATGGCATCACGGCGGACACTCGCAAAAGCCACCTAATCCATGACAATTCCAGATAGGTCACGAATTAAGTTTGCTACGCCGTCCTTTGAAGTATTCTTCTTCGGTCACTTCTTCCATGACCTCGCCGTCGTAGACCACGCGCTGTTTGTCTTTGCTCATCAATACGAGATTCCGATAGGGTATTTCATGGAGCACCTCAGTGTATGTGAGGTGAAGCGACTCCATGAAAGTGGCGATTTGCCCGAGCATAGTATCATTACCTATGACTTCTGCTTTGCTGTCAGACTTGCTACGCTCCTGGCTAAAGTTGACAGCCTGATAAAAGACTTTACAGAGATGAGGGAATATGCCGATTCAAGAGCGGACACTATTTCCTCTACACTTGCATGACTGAGTTCCGGCGCCAAAGATTCGCTTCCGACAATAAACCACGAAAGAGCTTTTGCAAGACATCCAGCATCACCCAGCGAAAGTAACATGTCGCAGATCGTACTGCCATCACTCATGGAGGAGAGGTAATAACCGGCCCCGGCAAGGCGATGAATCGTAGGGGGCGGTATGAAGTACCTTTTATCGTTCACGTACACCATGGCGCCATCATATCCGAGTATTGCCGAGCTTACAAGGCGGGATGCGTTTTCTTTCATAAAAGTTATTTATTAAAACGGAGGGCGCGGTCTGCCAACCGAACCCTCCGCACACAAAAGAGATACATTGATTTTTTCAGGCAACGTCTTCGGCGTTAAACCACATTTCCGCAGAAAGTGCATCCACGCCGGTCTCGACAGGAACAGCGGTCACGCCAAGACCGATATTCTTCTCGACAAAGTTTCCTTTGCCTACGATATTGGCATTCGGCATGACAATCCAGTTTCCAGTCTTGGTCTGAGCCACGATGAGTTTTGCGATAGGAGTGAGCATATTCTTGCGGTGCCATACACCCTCAATCACAGCACCACCCTGAAGAGCGGCTTTATCATCAAGCGAATACTCGCCGAGGGTGAAGCTTATGGTTGGGATACCAGCCTGCTCCATGTCGCGGTAGTACGGCTGTCCGGTGAGCTGATTGATGTACTCAGTAATCGTAGGGTCTGACTCCTCATAGCCCCATGTGTCCTGATGGACGTTCTTCACTTCAGTGAGCTTGGCACCCTCGGTGCCGACGGTTGCGAGCATGGCCTTGAGAGCAGCGCCGTCAAACTTGGTCGAACCCGTGGGAAGTGCGGTCATGGCATCACCGTAAAGCACTCGTTTGATTCCTATGTAAGATTTTGACATAATGTTTTTTATTTAACATTTAACACTTCAAATAAAACTCTTGCGTTGACATATTCGCATCGCAGGGCATCGTCGGTCATAGTGCCTATTGAGTCCACGGAATACGAATAGGTAACGTTCTGATAACTCCCGACAATACCGTCGAACAGCTTCATCGCCTCATGCTCCAGTTTCTCAAGACGGATTCTGTCCGCGCGTCCCGAGATGCGGGGAACAAAGATATTCACCTCGTTGAAGCTCTTGCGCCAGTAGGTGCCGGGCTTCTGGGATTTGGGATGAATCACCACACGTTCCTCTTTAACCTCTCCGGAAGGAATCTCGTCGGAGTTGTCGCCGGGGAACACGACGAAAACATGCTCTATGCCGAGAGCCTTACTGTCCCGGTAAAGGATATTGCCTATTGTCTGGGGTGTTATCATCGTTCAAACTTTTCTTTTAATTCACGTTCCGCGCTTAAAGCCGCGCCGCTTAATACGTCATAGCCTTTGGACTCTACGCTGGAGGCATACTGATAGCCCAGCGGTGAGGTTGCATCATTGAGGAGTATCAGCCTGTCCTCTTCAACATCGAACTTGTTGGATGTTCTGAGAGTAAGTGTGTGGTCTTGATAGTCGCCGTGCTCCTCTGCATATTTAACCGCATTGTCGCCAGCATCAATCATCGCTTTCTGCACCTCCCACTCCCCGTCCGAGAAGTAAGAGTCTACATCGGAAAAATCCGCCTTGCACTTCAAATCCATATCTCTGAATAATTGAAGTAGTTAGCCGATTTCGGCATGTAGATTTTGCCCTCTCCTCTGATTGTCTCTCCCTCCATACAGCGGACATAATCACCGGCACTGAGTCCATGTTTGCCGTCACATACCACATGATATGTGGGGCGATAGACGTGTCCGTTCTCGCTCCTAAACTCCTTTGTGGTGTTGTCGTCGCAGCGGCAGGCACACACATCTTCCCACGTCTCACCTCCGGTGCCGGGCAACGGTCGCCCGAACTCGTCATTTTTGACGGGAATAATGCGTCTTACTTGAAGTTTATGTGGAGAGAAAATCATTGTATGAAGTTTACTGTCGGTTTGCCGGTGTTGATTTCATCCTTGAGTCCGTAGGTACGGCACAGATAAGCGTAATACTGCTTGATTCCCTCTCGATCCCACGACATTGAAAATCCGCTCTCGCTTATCGAAGTAGCACGGAGCAGAAGCGACGGGATTATCTTGGCGATACCGACTGAAACAGATGCCATATTACCGTTGCTCATGCTTTCAACTGTCGGTAATCCGGAATGCAGAGATATATCCAGAAGGTCAGCCTCCGACAATGTTATGCCGAAGGACTGAAACTTCTGTTTTGCGTATTCGCCTATTGTCATTCTCCCAGATCTGAAAGGTCAAAGTTGACAATCTTGTTGGGAGCCTTGAACTCAGGAATCCACTCGGCGGCGTACTCCATGTAGCGGCCCTCTTCATCGCGATAGTTGCAGATAGACATCTGACCGTCGGAAGACGAATAGTTGCGCCCCGGTACAGGGTCGGTCATTACATATGGCTTATGATGACGCATTTCAAGCACATCGTCGCTGCGGAGCAGGGTGATGCGGTCATCGGCATAGAGCTGTTTGTTTGTGCCGTCCTGCATCTCCACATAGTCATCCTTGATTTCGATAGCCGGGAGACCGATGCCGGTGAACACCTGTGATGCCATCTGCGAAGTGATGAGACCTCCGCCGACATAGAACTGATTGTTGCCGAGAATCATCTTGAATGTTTCACCGAACTCCGCACTGCCCACGATACGCTTGTTGAACGTACCCTGCGACATAATCATCTTGGAGAATGTGCCGTATTTGGCTTTCAGTTCCTGAATCTGATTTTTCAGATAAGAAATGAATTTGGCTTTCTCTGCCGCATCGGGTTTTATGAAGTGAAATGGAAGCTCAATGTCGAGCAAGGAGATTCCCTCCTTATTGTCAGCGAGATGTACTTCAGTCTTGCCGGTCATCAAAAGCTCAGGCACGATAATATCCATGCGCTTGTGGGGCGCGAGAAGCACCTGACGATAGTCGTCAACTATGAAATTGATGATTTCGTCAAGGATAGTGCGCTGGTCGGCAGTATTAGCGGCGTTGAATTTGTCAAGGATGTCCTGAAGCTCCGAAAGTCGCTCTATGTCCATCTGATAGCGATCACCAAGATATGCTATTTCGGTGAGACCGCTGCCAAGAGTACGGCGCTCGCGAAGTGGCTTCTGGTCGTTCTTGCCGATGATAGAACCGGCCACAACACCGGTGACGGTGCCGAGGTAGGTCTTGAACACGCGGGTCTTGGTCTCGCGGAATCTACCGTACTGCTGCCAGTAGATAGTGTCGAGGCGGGTCTGAAGCACACGGTCAATCACCGCATTGACAATTGCCGGGTCGTTAAAAAGTGTCTGTATGGTTAAATTCATAGCTCAACTTTTTCTTTTAGGTTAATACTCGAACTGGAAGCGGGATGTCAATCCTACCTTGTCAAGTTCATGGATAGGTACGTAGAGTTTAGACTCCTTGACTTCATAAGCCTGCATCAAAAGAGTGCAGAGAACCGGACCATCAGACTCCACTTTCTTTGCGTCAAACAGTACAAAATTGGCGGTATTCTTCTTTTTTGTCCCGCCTGCTGCTGTCGCCTCAAAAAGGACAGTATCTTTTTCAAGATCAGCACCGGCTGCCGCTTCAAGAGTAATCAGGTCATAGTCTTTGTTTGAGGAATCTACCGATTTGACAGTCATGCCATTCTTGCCATCACCAAGAATCATACCCGTGTACACGAGTATTGTTTTTTTGATTTTAATGGTCGTATCGGTTGACGCTACAGTTTCATGGAGCTGCACGTTGCGCACAGGCACGATGGTGCGCTTTCTTAGGTCGGCTTCCACCGGAGCAAACGGAGGTAGCACCGAACCTACTGGAAGGTTGGTGATGTCGAGCTTCCACGGACCGCTCTTGCGGACGCCGGACTCGACACGGTAAAGCTCTTCAGGCTTGTAATCAGGTGGAATGTTGTATTTTGTTCCTGCTGCCATGTGATTTTACTTTTTGGATTCTACAATTTCTTTAGTTCTCGCGGAAATCATCCCCGCAATCTCCTCGTTCTCATTCTTGGGCTGGCTTCCCGGAACGGGTGGCTTGATTTCCGACAGCCCGGCGTTGATGAAAGTCTGCTTGGCATCTTTCATGTAGGCATCGAGGTCGGCATCATCGGCGATATTGAGCATCGGCACAAGAGCGTCGGGAATACCATATTCCTTGGCTTTGGCGGAAATCTGCTGTGCGCGGGTTGCCTGATTGCGCTCTGTCTCAAACTGCGAAAGTCTGTCCGCATAGGGTTTCACCGCTTTGTCCACAGCATCTTTGACGATGGCGTCAATGTCGGGTGCCCCTCCGGGCTGTGGTTGGGGAGCGGGCTGAGGCTGGGAGATGGGGGATTCGATGGGCTTGCCGTCTTTAAGGTTATGCTGCTTCTCATAGCCACGTATGGCTGTGATTCGGGCATCCCCGGCGCGGAAGTCACCATAAGAGGTTAACACGTCCTGAAAGGCGATACCCTCAACAATGGAGTTTATCGCGCTCTCGTCCGTCACACCCTCGGCTTTTTTATTGGCTATGCGGGTGAGGATTGCGGTGTCCACCCCCGGAAATTTGGTTTGGAGCGCCGCTAAAAGCTGTTCAACTATAGTCATATTGCGATATTTATTGTTATGCCGCTAAAATACAGTTCCTAAGTAACCATATAATCATGTAGGGTCGTACATTCCGTGACCTTTAGAGATACGTCACGAATTTTGTGTTTTCGCGTCCGTTTTCTCCTGAGCCTTCTGCTCTTCTCTGATTTCTTTCAGGGCCTCGTCCACGCGTGCGGCATTACCGGCGAACATGATTCCGTCACGCTGCGACCACACGCCACCCTGAACGGCTGAAACTGCTGTTTTTACCTTGTCGTCGATGTTGTCGATGATGTACGGTACAATGTCCACATCCACGTCGATGGTTTCGGAAGCCTTTGCAAGAGACGGATTGATAGACCCGAGAGCCGACAAAAGGAAATTCACACGACGTTGCATGAACATGCCAAGCTCCTCTCCGTGGTTGCTTACGGCCATGTGCGCGCCCATGAACACGTATCTGAATGCCACACCCGAAAGAGCCGAGCCGGAGCCTTTGAGCTGGTCAAATGAGATGCGCGGGGTGTTTGTCATGGCGTATGCCTGGTTAAAGTACGTGTCAAGCTCGACCTTTACCGGGTCGCTCGCCTGGTTCCATGTGAGGTACGCGGCATTGGCGCCGTCGCCGGTCAGCTCCACCACACGGTTCTTGAACTCGCCGGAGAAGTTCTGCACGTCGCCGAAGAGCATCAGAATCGGAAAGAAATGATAGTCTATGCAGTCGGCATAGCCGGACAGAAGCTTTTCGAGGCGTATGCGGATGGTGCGTATCTTATCGCACAAAGCTTCCGGGCGGTAGGAATACAGCACGGGGAGCTTGGCGAACTTGTGGCGGAAACTTCCGGCATCGCTCCATTCCCGGTCAAGTTCCCAATTATATACCATGTCCGCCGTGATACACATAAAGCATGTCGTTTCATTGCCGCTAATGTCTCTTTTCTTGTATTCGCGTGAAAAAGCCACAAGGTCACCCTCGTCACTGAAGTATGGATAAAGCTTGTCTCCACGGAACGGCGACCAGACCACGCTCTTTAGTTTGCCCTCCGGTTTATTCTTGCCGAATATAGAGGCTATGCGGGCTTTCAGCTTTGCCCAAAAACCGTCATCGGTTGCAATATACCAGTATTCTGCCACCTCCTGCTCGGAGAGCCACGAACGTACAATCTTACGGTTCTGATATTTGATTTTATTCTTTTTCAGCACCGATTTCAGGGCCTCGAAGATGCCTTTTTCACTTTCCCCGGGGTCGCACGTCATCTCTGGTTCCGTTCCGACAGTGAAAGCGGTATGGATGTTCACTATATCCTGCTCAATGGGGATGGCGATGCGATTAGGCTCTACTTCCTTGGTTTTGGCCGGGATGGTCACGTTGCGCCGTAGTTTCTCGTCCCACTCTTGTTTTTCTTTTTCGACCACCACCTTGATTTTGGGATATTTCTCCTTATCGGTGATAATTTCGTGGAGGTCAGGGTTCCAGTCTGCGCGCAAACGAGAGACATTTACCTCAGGCGTGCGCCTACCTTTCTTCAGGTACATCACTTTCTGACCTATATCTTCTAATGCAAGTATTTCCTCAAGTGTCATGGCTATATGTTTTAATGGTTGAATATTCCGGTGTTGTTTTGTACTATGCGTATCTTGCCAAGGATGACTCCAAGAATATAATATCTGAAAGCATCGCACGCATGGTCAGCCTGCCCGTCAGCAGGAGCGTTGATGTAATGACCGTCTTTATCCCTGTCCCATACATAATTGCGCAGCTCTTTCATTATGTTGTAACTGCGCTCAGTTACATAGATGTTATATTCCTTGGTCTTCTCGATGCCGGCGATTATTGACCCTGCCCCTTTCTCAACCGGATAGATGCGGATCCCGGCATTGGCTATCTCCTGAATAAGGCGTGGGTCGGCGGAGTCGGCTATCACACGCATATCAGGATATTTCTTCAGTACGGCGATTATATCGCGGGAGAGCATATTGGTGCGGTAACAAAGTTCATCAAGATAAAGTGCGTCATCCTTGACTCCACACATGACTATCGCCGTGAAGTCGTTGGAGAAGCCGAAATCCACGCCGAGAGCTATCTTTTGTATTCCGTCCGGCATACGTTTCACCACACCCCATTTCTTATATATCGCTCCTTCAGCCACGTCGCTCCACCTGCCTATTACAGTGTGGGCGTATTTCTCCGGATTCTCCTCCTTCATGCGGCGCACCTCGTTAAGAAACTCGTCGGAAAGATGCTCAATGTTGTCAAGGTATGTCGTGTGGATGTGCAGCACGTTTGGATGGGTGGAAATCTGCACCTGCACGCCGTCAATCTCCACGAGCTTATGTGTGTCGCGGATATACTTCTGATATATGAAGTGGTTAGAGTCCGTGGGGTTCATTATTATAATGATACGGTTCTGGATTCCTTTCTGACGGATGGAGAGCATTATCTTGTCGAAGTCGCTTTCATCGGTCCACTCCTCAGCCTCGTCACACACGAATGTCGTTATACCATGGATTGATTTCAACTTCGCAGTCTGGTTGCCGGATGAAGTCTTGATGCCCCGGAACATTATTGAGCCTTTGGAGCGCTTGTTGTGAATGTCGGTCTTTGTGGCATGGAAGTATTTAATCGTGCCGTCAAGCTCTACCTTTTCAAGCATCTCAGGAATGATAGACATGTGCGCCGAGACCATTGTATAGCGCGTGTAGAGGATTGTGTGTGCAAATGTCTTGTCTTCCGATTTTTCAAACGTAAGGCGTTCTATGAATGTGGAAGCATTGAAAGACTTACCTGAGCCGCGACCGCCGGTGATAAGGATGATGAAATGCTCCTTATCAAGATAAAGGGGGTTGTATATGGATTGTGTCGCTATCATTCCGTATTGTCTTTAATCCATTTCTCGATGCTGATGCTGCCCTCATCTTGCCCGTCTTCTTCTGGGTCTTCTCCGCGCTGCACTCTGCGCCATTCCTCGTCATAGTGACGGAGCCATGTAGCCTGCGCCGACAGATTGGGTGCAAGCTCGCTTTCGACAACGCACTCCTCTGTCTCGTCAAGGAGGTTGCCGTCTTTGTCTTTCAGGCGTCGGCGTGTTACTGACTTGGTTTTGATGCCACCAAGAGCCATTGCAAGGAACTTTGCACGCACAAGGGCGTTTATCGCGTTACGCGCACGCGAGAGGACATCGCTTAATTCGTTTATCTCACTCTTCTTCTTACTGAAAAGCTGTGGTCCTATCCCTAAGGCAGCTGCAATCTCTTTATCAGTGAAACCTTTCTTGGCATACGATTCCACAAGAGAAAGAAACTCCTCACTCTTGTAGTCGTATTTGGGCTTTCGCCCGCCTTTGGATTTCTTCTGACTTTCAGCCATAAATTATGAAATATTCATCAATTTATTTTGTTATATTAGCGCAAAGTGTTATATTTGCAGCATAAGCTATCTGAAAGTTACTTCGCCTGGTGTATAACCTATAGAGGTTGGTCAGATAGCTTTTATCTTATCCTATCGGTAACCGAATACAAATATCTACTCACTCTACCTCGCCTTACTTCTTCTGCTACATTGAGATAAACATGATCGCCATGTAATCGTGCCTTAAAGTAATGGAATCCGGTGATTTTATCTTTTCTTGGCTTAGACAGCCCTGAGCTTCTGACATATGTCGATGAGGCAAGCAGTTTGGGCAGATAATGCAAATCTCCTTTCTGGAAAGTCTTACTTCTGCGAAATGTGTCGGAGTAAAGATGTTTATTCCCATAAGAGGTGAATCCAACTGTGATGCTTTTTGCACCGATACTCTTTGTCATCTTGAGTGAGTTGAATGCCGACATTTTAGAGTGGTAATACCTACGCGCAACAGAGGCAAAAGACTGGGGTTGTAAAGTCCCATTTCTTTTACCCGTACTACTTGCGCCATATATGGATATTCCCTCGTTGTTAACTCAGCCTCCTTTACTCCACTCGTTCAACCTGGCCGTCGAATACTTCTCCTTTGAGGAACTTGTCGTATGGGTCGTAGCCGAAACGACGGCAGAAATCAGCCTTTGCCTCCCATGTGTCGAAAGAGAGCATGACATAAGCGTCCATGTCCTGTGCCTGCTTCAGAGCGGCATCCTTGACCTGTTGCTTTACTTCTTTCATGTGGGCGGTCTTGGCCGCACGTTCCATCTGGCGCCGGGCTTTCTCGGCTTCATTCCGGGCGTTTACCTCCGACATCATCGAATCAAGTTCACCGGCTATATTGTTTTCCTCCTCGGTCTGCAACAGGAAATCACAACCAATCATGTTGAGGTCGGCTTCCGTGAGTCCAGCGTCCTTGTAGTCAATATCTGGAACAAGCTCACGCAGGGCATCGTAGTCCCATGAGCCTTGCGCGTTGGGGTTGTTGGCAAGGATATTCAGCTCTTTTTCCGACTTCTCATCCATATCAACCACATCGACGCGGATGCGGTAGTCATTCTCTTTGGTGTCGGAGTTGTACTTCTGAAGCTCGTCCATGACGGAGAGGCGCTGGTGTCCGCTCACTACAGTGAAGCCGGTACGTTTGTTCACGACTATGCCTCCCACAAGCCCGAACTTCTTGATGCCGCGCTTTAGGGTCTTGCGCGACTCTTCGGAAATCTTGCGGGGGTTATAGGATGCAAAGCGGATGGCGGAGCGTTTAAGCTCCACCGATTCGCTCTTTATGTATTTTGACAGTGCAGTAGAATTAACTCACTACCTCCTTTTGTTTCTGATGATGCTCCCACAGTATGCGCTGCGAGAGCGGAAATACTTTGTAGATTTTCTCCAAGTCCTGCGGATAGTTCTTTTCAAGCCAGAACATGCAGTCAAGATTAAACCCGACTCCACTTGATGCCTTGAGTGAATATCTTACAGGCTCGGGAAGATTGTGTTGCTTCATGTAGGCGAGGATGTCACGCTGGGTCCACTCGGCAAGCGGATAGCACAGCCCGTTATTCTCATACTCATTCTCTGCATATCCATTGAGCATTAGACGGCGGTTCATGCCGTCCGCTTTCTTCATGCCGAGAAAGGCATAATGCACGCCATATCTCAGGCGCATGGCTTCTACCACATTGGCGAGCTTGATAAGCTTGATTTTGGGATTCGGCACGCAGTATAGACCGCCACGGAGGATATAAGACAGATTCCAGTGCGGCACCTGCACGAACTCAATGTTTGGATAACGCGCCTTGACCCATCCGACCCACCGCTCAATGTGTTCAAGCCCTTTGACAAAGTACATGAACACACATACAACGCGCTTGAAACGCGGGTACAGTATATCAAGCAACACAAGAGAGTCCTTGCCTAACGAACAAAACAGCAAAGCCGTATCGGTCTGCTGACTGATACGGTCAATGTTGTTGTATGTACGCTGTAGCAGGGTCATAGCTTAACCTCCCGAAAGGCCCATTGAGACACGCAGATCGGAATATCTCTGCCTGCGACTGCCTAACTGTGAACGGCCTGTTCGTTCAGCTCTGCCGGTAGTTCTATCCCTACGGGCCACGAGCCGACCACCGGCACCGGCACCGTTCATATTGCGACGTGTGCCGTAATTGTTGTTGATTCGTCTTTGGATTGCTGTTGGCATAATAGAATGATTTAATTAAAAGATATGAATAATACAGGGCTGTATACCGACGATATCGTCACCGGTATACAGCCCCAGTTGATTTCTGTGCGCTTGTCCCTAACTCGGCTTACTCAGGATTTTCGTTTACCTCAAGGATCTGGCCTAAAGTATAGTCAACGGTCACGGCAACGTATTCTTCACCGTTGCCGTCTTTGAGAACCAAGTCGTTACCCTCATCATCGGACTCTATGAAAGCTTCGGCTTCTTTGACCTCTACGAGCATGTAAGGACGTTTACCTGAATACGCACCGGTGTAAAACCTGATGGCGTCGTACTTTTTAGCCACGATTTCAACCGGTGAATCTGGATTGGTTTCATCAAACGCCGGATCATTGTCTTCGTAGAATTTGCCCTCACACAGCAGATGCACATATTTTTTGGTGTTAGACGGTCGCACCTCGCGGTATTCATGAGTTTTCTTACCGGCAAGAATCTCATCGAAATACTTGCGTTTGAGTGATAATGTCAATATATTCATATCTCTTTTATTGAAATAAATAATGTTTTTGTAGCGGGGGGCGGATTTGAACCGCCGACCTCTGGCAAGTTAAACCAGCGAGCTACCGGGCTGCTCCACCCCGCATAAAATTACGATATAAAATTACACAGACCAAGTTCTGATGGCAATATCAGACCCTACCCAATCCGTGACCTAAATTGAAAGGTCACGGATTTGCGGGTGTCATGCCTATTGAGGGCAGATAGAGAGTAGATTCGCACGCTTGAATGAACGGTAATCACCCCGTTCTGTGTCGAAGTATGTAAAGAGTGTGTCGCTGGGTCTGCGCCCGCTGCCGGTCACAGGTGGTAATAACTTCTCTTGCAGGGTGCCGTATGCCTCACGTATCTCACCACTGATTTTCTGATAATAAAACTTGACTATACGCTGCCGCATTACGGTTCTGAGCTTGATATTGGCCCACGCGATTTTCAATGCCTGGGATTTAGTGAAACCGTTGCGCCTGATGAACTGCCAAGCAAGCATAAACACGGATTGCAGGACTGATTTTCTTTCGTTACTCATGATTGTTGTTTTTAGAAGTTTGCTTTTAGTTTAAGTAATCTGAGGCATTCTTTTAATTCGCTGTCGGTATAGCGCCGCGCCATATCCAAAGTGATACCGTTGAGGTTTGCAGCTACCTCGATAGCTTTTTCACGCGATATGCCAGATTTGTGTTTTCGCGGACTCATATCGCATGGTTATAAGAGTTGTGCATATAGAATCTGAACCGCAGATTTGAGTAATAGCACCCGTCCGGCTGTTTGATAAAGTCACCGTACAGCTTTACTTCGCCACGATACATAAAGGCGAACTTTGAGCCGCCAAGAATAGATCTGACAACGCCGTCTGCTCTGTCAGACCCCCAACCGTAATTCTTTATGGCCGGATAAATATATTTCAGAAACGCCGTCTCGCTGTCGGTACGGTCGCCTACGGGCATTATGTCCAGAACACCGTTATGTGCGAATGAAATGCCGCCACGCTTGAACGGGTGGCAATTTGTCCGCTTTATGCTGCCGTGTGTCGCATATCTGAAGTGGATTATGCACGGCTCTGACTCTTTCAGAAATGAAAGCGCGTTGAGAAACTGGGTAAAACCGAGACCACGATAATTAAGTGAGGGTGAAGCATAGCCGCAGCCATGAGGGTTAGCTCTGAAAGCGGCTGCAAGGGTGTCTATTGACGGCATTTTAACGCCTGCGGGTTTATATATTATAACACACATGATTTGATGATTTTAAGGGTTAATGAAGTGGTGAGGCGGCGAGACCGCCCCACCCTGTTGAGTTATGCTAATTCGGCAATGCGGTTGTTGAAAAACTTCTTTTCTGCTGCCGTGAGAAACGGCAATTCATCTACACTTGTCACATTTGCTGTGAGACGGTTTTTCTTAGACCATTCAACGAGCTTGCCGCAGAACATTACCCAGTTGAGAATCTTATCGTAATTGACGCTGCCCTGATGCTGTCTGAACTCTATTGTTTTGTGGCGGTTGTAGGCCATAGGATTGATTTTATGGTATCGATCGCTATCAAGTGTGTACTGCACTTCTGACATGGATTTGCATTTTGTGAGGGCGCTGTGGTCGCTGAGGCTGCGGCAATAGCAATTCGTGTCGCGGCGGCGTGAGGGTGCCATAAACGAGTCTATAAGGGCTTCAAGAAAGTAGTAGTTGTTGAATACGTTGGCACACTGCTGCTGTGTGAGGTCTGCCGCGCCGATATGTACATGAAGACCGCAAGAACGGTTGACACTTGCGCCGGCACGATTAAGCGTCTCTACGGCGCATTTAAGAGTGCTTTTGCCTTTAGTACCCTGCATAACTGGCGACACGCATTCTATGGCATTCGCGCCCTGTACGCTTGCGTCTGTGGTAAACTTGAAGTAAGAATGGCCATCGCGGTGGTTATAGCCCTCATATTGGTAGCTCATACCCGTAATGACTGCTGCCTCTCTGATAGCGCCACGCTCTACGTTGCATTCAATTTCTACGCCAAAGGTGAAAGATTTGCGCACTCTTGCGGCTGTAGCTTCTGATGCAAGCATGATGCTGATTTCATAAGGCGTGATGCCTAACTTGGCGAGGGCTGATTTCTTTGCATTGATGCTCATGGTTGCAGACTTGATTTCGTTTACTTCTTCTTTGAGGGTTTTCATTGTTGTAGGGTTTTGAGTTATTTTGATGTTGCAAATATATACCCCTACAATCAAACTATTGCAATAAAAGTTTGATGTTAACACAACTTTAACTCATTTGTGAAGTTTTGTTAACGTCAAACATTTAATATAATTGTTTGCATATAATAGGTGAATTGAGATTTATTGCTACCTTTGTCACAGAAATTATAATCAAACAACCATGGACATCAAGAGAATTATAAAAGAGCGTGGATTTACGATCGAAGAAGTTGGCAAGAGAATGGAGCCTCCAGTAAGCAAGGGTACACTCTCCAAAATCATTAGTACCAACCCAACAACAACCACGTTGGAGCGAATTGCTGCCGCTATCGGTTGCCGCATCGCTGATTTCTTTGATGATGGAGATGGAGTTGGTAACGACTTCACAGCTTTCGTCCGCAACGGCGGAGAGTTGCGAGCTTTCGATTCTGCTGAGTCTCTAAAAGAATATGTTGACACGCTTTGCGGGGAGACAAAGAGACCTGACCATGCCAATATCAGAGGAAAGGAGTATTTTCATCGATCAATAAAGTAAATGGAAAACATATTCATTATCAAAGATAATCATCTCTATGATGAAATGCGGGACTTGAGACCGGCAGTAATAAACCGTATACACGACAACGTATGCAAATTGCAAAGAGCTGGTGTAAATATCCGGGTATGCTCCTCATCCGATAGTCTCTCCGAAAATGAATCATTCATCCGGAGAAACGGCTATCAAGAGGTTCCCAGCCTATATGAAAGATTGATTATGGAATACAACAACGCTAACCCAGAGAACATCCTGCACGGTTGGCCGAGATCAAATGAGGAGCGATAAACCCCACTGGTGCCAACAAAAAAAGCCGAGCGCAATGCCCGGCTTTTCTATTTTCTGAATATCGACCGCCATATCTCGCGCTTGAATTTTTCAATCTCCAATGCGCAAAGTAGCTTTTGACTATATGTGGAAGTGGGAATCATCCGTATCGCTTCCCGCTGCCCTTGTGATAGTATCGGACGTTTCATGTGGCAGGTGTATTAAGTCTTACAACCTTTCCCTCCAGCGCGCAGTTCTGAATGGCTTTCGCATTGTCCTCTCCCCATGCGATAAGCACCGAGCCACATCCGGGACAGCCGCCTTGCGTTCCGTCTGGCCGATAGAAGCGGATGCGCCTGCGCAGGAATTTCATTGCCGTGGCGGTCGTGTGGCGATAGGTAAGACTTCGGCCGGCTTCCCCCTCGACGTCAAGGGCGATATCATGGCCAATGGCTGGGTGCGCACTACTGGAGCGCATGGCTGGTATAACCAGACCTACGCCGGAGGGTGGTACATGGACAATGCCTCGTGGATAAAGGCTTACAATAAGCCCGTATATATAGGGTTCACCTCCCTTGAGGGCGCCAACTCCTTTGGCGTGGGTCTGCGCTGCTACCATGCAAGCCACACATCGGTAGAGGTACAGGGCGGCAGCTACACAATGGGCCTCGGATGCAACAGCAACGGCTCGTGGTATTGGTGGCGCGGAACCTCATCCGGCAAAGGCTATGTGATGCAGTATAACGGCACTCTGTGGAGTTTTACAGGTGAGATTAAGTCGAGCGTCGGCATGCATTCCGACGGCTACATGAGCTGTCTGGGCAAAAATACAGGCTCGGACGCAAGGCTTAAGGACATCCTCGGGGATGTGACACTGCCGATAGATGTAATACTTGGTGCACCCGCCGTCCGTTTTAGGTGGAATGCCAATGCCGGAGCGGTCATGGCAGGTAAGGCCGCCGTCGGCACCATTGCACAGTATTGGCTGGAGCATCTGACCGAGGTGGTGGGCACAATGCCTACCGGATATTACGGAGTAAACTACGGTGCGCTGGACTGGATAGCAATACACTCGGTGGCTAAGTACGCAAAAACCGAAATCGAATTACTAAAAGAAGAGAATCGGAGACTTAAAGAGCGGGTTGCCGCTTTGGAAAGGAGGTTAGCAGCATGAGCGTTGTAAACAATATACTTGTGGGGCCGATAAACCTTGTAGAGGCGTATAACTATATGGGCGCTGTGCTCACGAACAACACCTACGACATCTACACGCTGGCTTTATCAGGGCTAATCAACAAGTGGAGCAAGCATAAGTTTATCCGTTATGATAAGCCCTCGGCGCTCTCTGAGCTTGAGTTTGCAGGTACAATCAACGACCGCGCCAACGGCATCTTTTACGGGCTCAAGCTCGCTAATGTCGGCGGCAGAATCGAGACAATGCACGAGGCTACGTTTGAGTATCAACGTCTGAGACTCGGTACCGACTGGGCGCGTCTCACCGACCTTAACGGATATGACAAAAACGCCAAGCCAAATCCTATAGGCACGCTCCCTGAGATCATCCATGTGGATGTCGCTCCGGCGCACGGTATCATCGACATCAATTATGATACCTACAATACAACGGGCGTCAACATCGCCGATGTGATTGCCTCCATGTCCACCTCCGGCGCCGACCTCAAGAACTTTTACCCGTGTGTGCTCGTAACCGTCGGTAATAAAAAGTATTGCCGGGCTCTGTGGAATATGGCCTACGACCTGCTCTACCTGAACAACTCCGATCGCAAATACCTCGGCTATACGACATTTTACCATAATAACACCTGGGCGCGACAGTGGGCGCTCATCACCCAGGGATTGCCCGGAGCGGCCGATGGAAAGTCTATCACGGCGACGGTGTTTTTTCAGCGGTCGATCGGCGTAGGCAACGGCGGTGTTGCCGGTGATCCCGATTTCCGCGAATGGCAGGCTGTCGACAGCTTGATTGTGATGAACACGGGCTACGCTTGTCCGGAGGCCGTGGCGAAGACAATACAGCTGCGCAACCTCATCACCAAGGGTCTCAACATCACCGGAGGCTCGTGGGGCCGCAGCACCATTTTTAATGAATTATAATGAATCGTGGTGAATGACGCTAAATGCTATAATGTTATATATCAATGCAATTAAACTGAACTGAATTTGTTTTCAGGCGTTAATATTCAAGAATTATAGGTAACTTTATAGGTAACTTTTGAGAAGTTCACTATATTTGCAATCGGATTGGTTCGGTTTGAATTTGAACCACAACCCAATCCTGTATATCAGATAATTAAACGAATTTGAATTATGGCAAAGACTCTCTCCAGATTCTACTTCCTCAAAAAGGACGAGAACAAGGATAAAGCGACCCTCTTCGTGAGGGTACAAGACCCCATACGCAAGATTGATGTTCAGTTTACCACGCGGCTCCGTGTGTCGGTGCCGGAATGGAGGGTGGCTGTGTCGAGCGAAGACGCATTGGCACGGCATCGCAAGGAGTATCCGAAACTGCATGACAAACTCGGTCGCATCGAGGTCATGCTCAAACGAGAAATGGAAGCTCCGGAATTTGACCGCGAAAAGGTCAAACAGGAAATAATGGCTATCGCGGATCCGGAAAAATCAGAGATAGTACGCCGTCAACAAGAGGCGGAAGTTATCGCAAAGGAAAAAGAAGAACGACAACTACGGGAAGAAGCGGAGAAGGCTCGCATTGCCGCAGAAGTCGAGCGGGCTAACATCTGGAATTTCCTTGACCGCTTTGTCGAAGAAATAAAATCCGGCAAACGTCTCAATGGTAACAACAGATACACTGCGGGTAGCTGCAAGGCGTGGAGCAGTTTCCGAAAACTGTTTAACGGATTCGACACGCGCCACAAATTGACGTGGGCAGATGTTGACCGCTCGCTGGTAACGAAATTTCTCGACCATCTCCAGAAACTCGACTATATGGGCAGTTCAATCAACAAATACCTTGTATCATTCCGGGCTATGGTCGGCTACGCATACGAGGATGGGTTGCACAACAACGACCGTGCATTGGGCTGCTTCTCCAAGCGTAAGGTTGAGGAAAGCGACAAAGCCGCTGAAATCTATCTTACCGAAACGGAATTGCAGGCATTGGCTGATATGGAACTGACCGGTCTCAAAGACCAAGTGCGTGATATTTTTCTCGTCGGTTGCTATACCTGTCAGCGTGTCAGCGACTACAACAATATCCAGCCGGAGGATTTTACGACAACGGCGAAAGGAACACCGATTATTCGCCTTGTTCAGCAGAAGACCCGCAACGAGGTGAAAATCCCAATCATGAATCCCAACCTCCAAGCCATCTGCGAGAAATATAATTATCGCCTCCCCTCGGTAGTAGACCAGATTCTCAACCGCTACATCAAGGAGATACTTAAAGACCTCTCCGAAAGCGTGCCGACACTTGCTGTCAAGGTTCCGACAAAGCTCACCATGAAACAGAAAGAGAGGGCGAAATCCGGAGACCTGGCAGTAGCACGTAACGACAAAGGAGAGGTGATGATGTCCCGCTATGATTGTGTCACCACCCACACAGCTCGGCGCAGTGGAATAACCAACATGTACCTCTCCCACAAATTCACCATCGTCCAGATGATGCACGTCAGCGGACATAAGACGCAAAAGACCTTCATGGACTACATCAAGCTCTCTTCTGATGAAATCGCCGATGAGATAGACGCTATCGTCAACGGAGCAAAAGAAGAAGTGTTCTAAAGGTCTTGATGTCTGACCTGTATCCCGACTTGTGCGTTTTGCATAAGTTAGTTCCCCAATGTAGTGGATTAAGATTTTTCTTTTGCTCAGTCGTATATTAGGTTTGGTTTATCGGGCATATTAAAGCCCGAGCTAAACCAATCCGACTTATAACATCCATCACGGTGCCAAATGCGCATAAAAAGTATGCGATTTGGCACTCTCGTGGAATTTCGTTATCTACGATTATCATACCCCTCCATTCCATCAAGCTTCCAAATGTGCTATAAAATCTTAGATTTGGAAGCGTGACGTAAGAGTTCTATAATTACACTCCTCCGAAAGTGCATCGAAGAATATGGCGCGGCTATCTGAATGAGCAGAAATACTGCGACAGCCCGTCGCAGTTATTGGATGACGATATAATTTTGAACTTTCTTAGCCTATTGCTGTTTTGATTTTGTAGAGTTAGAAAAAATCGCTAACTTTGCACCGTCATCGATCGAAGAACGAAAGACTTGGTTGGCCGCATTACCGTAAATGCGGTTTTTTTATGCCTTGTTCTGAAGCTTACGCATATAGTATGCGTGATTGGACTGGTCAACGCAGAAGCCGGTAATTAAAGCAAAATTGGGATTTATATATTCCACGACAACCATATAACCTTTTGCGCGATACCAAAAGTATTCGCGTTCCCGACCGGAATTTTCAATATATCTGAACCGCGTGATACGTTTGTCGGAGGCGTTCTCTAAAATGGGCTTTATCCAATGGACGCGCACAGCTCGCTCTGAGCGAAACTCTCTCACCGTTTTTGCTGTTTTACGCCTATCCTCTTTGGCATCCCGCGTTATGACATGGACGAACTTCTCAAGCAGTCCGTCAAACCAATCGGGCAACCCATCCTTATGTGAGCGATTGTATGGATAAGGCTTTATTATCAATTCGGCACCATCAAGATTTACCTTCTGGATTAAGACATCATCCTTGAATCTCTCATGCAGCTCTAGTATCTTGTCCTTGTCATCAACCGACAATTCGCAATCAAAATATGGCTGCAACATTCCGAGTATATCGTTATCAGCCATTTCTTTTCTTCGGTTGAAAATCGTAAATCGCGAACTTGTCATCTCCTGGCTCAGTCCCTTCATCAAGATGGTAACCCGACAATTCTTCGATAAGTCTTACAATGTGGGATTTTGCCTCGCTCCCATTCAGACCTCTTGACCTGTATGTGATAGCCCCGATTATAATATCAGCAAGCTGAATAAACTGCGATTCATGTGAACGGATATTCTGCAACGACTGTATTTTATCATTCGTCCTTATCATGTTTGTCAGTTCACTGTGTATTGAAGCAAGTTTGATTTTACCGTTATTGTCTTTAAGGTCAAGGAAAATTCGGTAAGAATTGGCACTGTCGGAATTATGCCGGATAGAAAACCGGATAAGGCGTTCAATGACTGAATAATAGAACCGGTTATACTCATCACGCTTCAAAGAATGAGCCTGAATATTCGACTTGTTCTTGATAAGCACACTGCGGAATACCATTGATGACTCAAAAAACAAACGCAGAATCTCGTCATACATGGCAAGATGCGTGCGGCTTACAGTATTCCATTTCAATTCATGGAGGATGCCATATTTGCGTTTTATGCGTTTAAGTTCGACCTTATAAGCGTCAAGGTCTGCATCAGGCACAATTATTGCCCCAATGCACATAATGTCGCTGTTATCAAATTGCAGATAACAACTCTCATCGCAAAATATTGAATATGCCTTTTGCAGTTGCTCCATACTGCAAAGTTACTACAAATCCGTGAGATATGAAAACCTTGTCCGTTCAAAGAATATAACTCCGCTGGGATTTTTCTTTTCGCCCTCCCACATATTAGATAGGTTTAGTTTATCGGGCATATATAGTGCCCGAACCAAACCAAAATCGATGCTTATAAAAAGATAAGCAGGCACGGTTAGCCGTTTTGTTGCCGATTTTTTGTAATTTTGCATCTTGGAATGGCGGCGTAATAGGCTGCCATTGAATATGGATACAAAGAAACTCTTACATAGATACCCATTACTGATAATGCTTGTTGCGTTTATCGTGGCAAGTGTGGCTGTGTCGTGTGGTAGCAATCCGGAAATAGACCGTCAGTTGACCAAGGCGGAGGAAATCATGGAGCGACACCCTGATTCAGCCTATATAATTCTGAAAGGTACTGACTATGAGGTTCTTTCAACAAGAGAGCAGAAGGCTCGTTACGCATTGATACTTGCCAAAGCCAATATGTATATGGGGCGTTCGCTTGTTACCGATACAATTATCCCATTCGCTATCAATTTTTATAAAGATAGTGGTGATACTACAGCATATATAGAATCTGTAATAGCTCAGGCTTATCACTTAAGGTCGGTAGATTTGAAAGAAAAGGCTTTCCACCTTATTGATTCTATAGCTACCAGTATGCCAGATAATATTCAAAAGAATCTCAATCAGGAACTTCTTGGATTTACGTTTTCGGACAAAGATTATTCCCGGTCTTTAGATATAATAGAGCGCCAGATAGGATTGGCGGATGACAATAACGAACGGCTTAACTTTGAAATCAAGAAGATAACGCCATTCGTTGCACTCGGCAGGAGTTCTGATGCCGTTGCGCTGTGCGACTCGCTATTTGATTTGCCGGAAGCTCCGGAAACGGGGTCGACAGAATGGCTTTATCTGCGCGTGAATTATGCCGCTGCTCTTGGCGAACGGAGAGAGACCTCAGCAAAGGCGGTAGAGATTCTAAAAGATGCCATTGAGCGCATGAACGGCGCGCCAGCTGAGAAACTTGCCGAGTTCTATGTGCCAATGATAAACCTCCAGCTTAACTCAGGCAATCTAACGGAAGCAACTGAATATGCCGATATGATTGACCGTATGAATGTCAATCTCTTCCGAAACGATCCGGTTGCCGCTACATATCTTGAATTCCTAAAAATAGTTCTGGACTATGAACATAGCGGAGCACTCTCGCTGAGCCGTCTTTCCAACACCGCCCATTCTTTGAGGCGCGTCAGCAATGACCTTGAGACAAAAAGACAAGAGCGTGATGACGCGCTTGAAACTTCGTATGACCTCAGTCGTCGTAACTATGAACTTACCATTGAACAACAAAGGATGTGGCTGTTAATTGTGGCTGTTATGTTAGTGGCGTTTGTTCTCATTGGCATAATTTATCTGATTGCACATAGAAGAAGACAACGGCTTATAGAGGCGGAAGAACGGATAGAAGCTTTGGAACAGCTTTCAAAAGCAGCGGCTGTTTCATCCACCGACGACAAACAGGCTCTACTGAAAAAGACACTCTTGCAGCAGATAAGTATAATCAGGACATTCGCGGAATCTCCTACAACTCAAAATCAAGAAGCCTTAAGAAAAATAAGCAATGTCGGTAATTCCGAATCCATATCCGACACCTTGGTTAATTGGCAAGAGCTATATCCCGTGATAGATGAATTGTACGATTGCTTCCATACAAAACTACTCAATGACTATCCGGGGGTATTTTCTGAGAAAGAAATTCAGATACTATGCCTGTTGCGTGCAGACTTCTCGACAAAAGAAATCGGTGTCTTGATTCAACAGACCTCTAACTCGATTTATGTCAGCAAAACCTCAATAAGAAAGAAGTTGAATCTACCGCCAAAAGATGATTTCATAGCCTTTTTGACGGCTTCAATTCGACCTTAAGACCCAATTAGACCGAATTAAGACTTTTGCTAATCATCATCATTGAATATCAGCATATTACACTACGCAATTAAGATAATTTTGTTGATATTTAAGTAGCTTGGGCACTGTTTTTCACACTAACTTTGCAGTGTGAAAATTCAAAATCCAAGCGATATGAAAAAGTTACTTTTAATTCTTGCGACAGCCCTTATCTGGCTGTCTGCATATGCTCAAAAGGAGCATCAACTTCAGGAGGTGACTGTGGTTGCCTCGCGCACGACCAACAATGCCGAGGGTTATACAACAAATCTCCGTGGCATGGACATCGCAAAGGGGAAACCAGCTGTTGATGTACTGGGATTTCTTCCCAACATATCGTGCGAACAGGGAACATTCAAAATCAATGGTCTTGCCGTCAGCGAGATTTATGTTGACGGAATCAAACTGTCCGACATATCCGAACTTGACAACATTCCGGGCGAAAGAATTGACAAAGTGCAGGTCAAATATCTCGCCGGAAGCAATCAAAATGCAGCACTCAGCGGTGGAACAATAATGATAACCCTTCGTCGGCCGCCGGAGGGTGGCTTCTATGGAAGCATCAATGTCAATGCCGACTGGCATCGTGCCTGTGATTTCGGTAACGAGGGCATAGGCGGTATGTTCAATTATCGCTATAAAAATCTCAGCGTATATGACAATCTGTATTTGGGTGCAAATAAATACAAAGAAACAGCAGAACAGACTTTTTTCAGTGATGGAGAGCATTCAAGCTATTCCGAAACCTCGAAATGGCACGGATTCGATGAACATAATCGCCTAAGCCTCTCACAGCAGTTCAAATCAGGAGCCATATTAGGTGGCAGCTATCACATCGCCTCAAGCAATCTAAAACCCAAATCCATTACTTCGGGGGATGGGATCTATTCGTTGATTGACAAGAAAAATAATGTGCTTGCCCAAGAGGGTACATTAAAGTTCTCGTTGCCGCTTAATCGCCGAGGAGCATCAATGGAACTCACCGCCGACTATTTCAACCGTCATAGTAATGAAACTGCCCGATATGCCGACAATGGAACAGAATTGGCGGATATTAAAGAGAAATATAATCTTGACCTTTGGAAATTCAATGCCGATTTCACTTATCCGTACAGCCGAAAATTCGTATGGCAATTCGGAGCATCGGCACAATTACTTAACTCAAAATATACACCTTTCTGTTTTTCTGCGAATGATCGCTTTGAAACAAGCGATACTCCTACCAAATCAAACGGATTTACACCGATTGTCTATGCATCGGCAAAGGGTCAGGCATGGAAACTACGTTATAGTTTCGGGTTGAACTGGCAGCTTAACCGCATCGAATATTCCGATTTGAAAGAGAATATTAAGAACCGCAACACGCAATGGTCACTTAATCCGACCGTGCAGGTTATGATGCCTTTTGGCTCACGGATGCAGCACGCCGTTATGCTCAACTATAAACGGACATTAAGCGACATTCCCCATACTGCCATTTCGTCTGTCATCAGTTGGAGTGATGCAAACAACTATTCTGTCGGTAATCCTGAACTCAAAGCACAGTCAGCTGATATGCTTATGGCAGGTCTTTCGCTTTTCAGAAACAAACTGAATATTACCGCTCTGTATATGCACTCCCACAACCGTATATGGTGGCAGACATTCCAAGATGCCGAAAATGCAGGTGTATATTACACTAAGCCGGTCAACATCTCCGGTCAGGGAGCGTGGGGATTCGGCGCGGAATGGATGGAATCTCTAACTAAATGGTGGCGTTTCAAGCTGTCAGGACGTGTTGAGATAACGCCTGAGAATCTTATCCTCGGAGGCGTTCATTACGGCAAGACACGTTTCAAGGAATATTTCTATTTTAACAACAATTTCACATTCTCTCATGGATGGGGAGGTATGGTGAACGCTAATTTTGAGCCGACATATCGAAGCTATGACCGAACTTATCATGCCGTTTATAACATAGGAGGCAGAGTTTACAAAAACTTTTTGGGCGACAATCTACAAGTGGCACTTGATTTCACAGCAATCGGCAATCGTCGCAAGCTCGACCGCCGTACCGACAAGACTACGATATCATATAAATATACTACCCCTGTCCAATATGTTGGATTTTCACTTGTATGGAATTTCTCCGGCGGCAAACAGGTGAATGTCAATGTAGTTGATGGTACACAGGAATATCGTGAAACTAAAGATAACAGATGATATGAAAGCAATACTTCTAACAATATTCGCAATGATGGCGATAACCCTCATCTCTTGCATGCACACGAATTCGGATTACGAATCCGAACAGGCTGAATTTGAGAGGGAACAAGTGGAATTAGCCGAGGAACAGGCAGAACTGGAAGCAGAGCAAGAAGAACTTCGCCAAGAGTATGCCGAAATGAAAGAAGAATATCTCCGCGAAAAGGCAGAATTTCAGAAAGAGAAAAAGGCACTTCGCAAAAGCGTAAAGAAAGAACATCCTGCAAAATCAGTCAAGCGAGATACTACAATACACCAACTGACAGATGCCGAAATATCAGAACTCACTGATAAAGTTAAATCGGCAGGTCTATGGCCAACCGATAAGTAAAAACAGCTTAATCATACATAGACAAAGACAGGCAGCCCCGGCAGTGATTGTCGGGGTTGCCTGTCTTTGAGGGAGTAGGGATTATTCGTAGCCTTCGGGCAGTTCCGGCTTGGCATCCTCGGGGATATGGGGGTTCGCCCGCACTTTCTTGATAGATTCTATTTCACCCGGAGTCAGGCGGGAACGTTGCTCATGTGGCAGAGGCTTCGGTTTTGTTTCTGCCTTTGGCTTTGATTGCTCTGTTTCCACGGATTTGGGTGACTCCGGCGGTTCAGGTTTCCAGTCATCGACAGGACGGAAGTAGAGGAACTGCGGGGAGTTGCGTTCCATGTTGAATATTTTGGCCTTCATGCCTTCCCGTTCCTCTTTCTTCCCATCGAGCATACGGCGTTCAAAGTCCTGATATTCCTCGGTGTCTGTCCTCCCGATGCGGCTCCAGCGGTAGAGCCATTCCACTCGTTTGAGGTGCTCAATCTCGCTGTCTTGATGGAGGAACATGACACCGAATGCGATGAAAACGACCACGTTTATTACGAACCCGATTTTGAAAGCATTTAGTTTGTTGCGCAACGTGGTTTCGTTTTCAGAGCTGTTCTGTCGGTTCTCAATTCTTTTGAGGATGGCATTGTTCTCTACGGCTTTTTTATCGGTATTCTGAATTTCATCCTTGACAGCCTTTCGGATAGCCTTGTCATACTCCACTTTTTCAAGTGCGTCCAATGCACTGACAGTCACCGTTACCGACTGCGGTATCGGGCGTTCTCCGGCATTACATTTGCGGGTAATCTTAGTCACTGCTTCCTCGATGTCGGACTTTCTGGCAATATCGTCCGGAAGCACAACCTTGACCTCTGACGGCATCGTCTGTGTTTGTGGCGGTGTTGCCTTTGCCGTGGTTTCGAGGGTCTCGATGCGAGTGGTGTGGTTGGTAACTGTCTTTTGCAGGTCGTCAATCTGCTCACCTTGTTTCTTGACGTCATCATAGAGTTTCGACATATTCAGATTCTTCTTGATTTGCGTTTACGTTTGGCTTCTTCTTTCTTGATGGCGTTTTGAAACGCCTGTTCCTCCGGGTCGAAGCCGGGGCCGAGAGTGAACAGATTTCCGATTGCCCCGACGGTGGCTTCAAGCACATCTTCCACAAGTGAGGACTTTTGCGTCGGGGTATATTCGACGGTTACCTTGGGGCGCGTCGGAGCGTGATCAGACTGTTGTTGCCCGTGCCTGCGGTTGAAATCAA